CTGGCGATTCATATAGCAAGGGTTACCGTGATGCCATAGACATGATGCTTATACAGATTAGGCGTATGATAGAAACCCAGAAACAATCAGGTAAACACATACCAGAATGGAAACCTAATGAGTAGCCACTGCGACTGTAATGACATACAAACCTGCGATTGTGAACGTGAGCCATTATGTTGCCCAGCGTGTGATGAGGCTCTCTAGTGGCCAAGTGGCATAACAGTGTTGAATGGGAAAAGGCTAGAGCTTACGCTAAGACCATACTTGAACCAGTATGTGTTAGATGTGGTAAAGACCTAGAGGGTAACGACTGGACTATAGATCACATCATCCCAAGCGACCCACCTAACCATGACATCAGCAACCTACAAAGTATGTGTAGACGTTGCAATGGATATAAGTCTGACAGAGTTCTAACTAGGGTGACCTTTGTTAGTGACCGTTGGCAATAGACTAGAATGATAATGAGCCAACAAATTGCAACACTAGGTATGGAAACTAAGTTCCGCTCCTGTGTTGTGTTCCACCGAATTGGTGCTTAGTTAAACCAGTTCAGAATAAGCCCTGCTACGTTGCTTACGCGTGGTAGGGTTTTTTCTATGGGTTGCCCCGCATCCCGCTCTTGCCCTTTCTTTAAAACCGATAGGGTAAATTATTTGAATGAGAGGTTCATATGATGGAAAATGCTTTTAGAACTTGGTTAGAAACTTTGACTTTGACTGTTGACCAGTTGATTTTGGCTAATCTGTGTTTGGCTTTGGCGAAGGACTTTGACGAGAAAACCAATACGAGCACTGCAGCTGAATTACGGAAAACTTACTTGGAATTGAAAAGGTCTATCGGTGATTCTGGGCAACATGATCCGTTGGAGCAGTTACTAAAGCGATGAGCAGACTTGATAGGGGTGTTAGGTATCCTGCTATCTGGACTAGACCTCTAGGACCTCAGCAACGTAATCTATACACCGATGGCGATAAGCTTATTGAGTTAGTCAAGGTGGCTTGGAAGTCTGCCGAGCATCCTGATGGTATTGAACTTGACGAGTGGCAGAAATGGTTGCTGAGACACGTCTTGGAACGTTACCCGAATGACCATCCACTTTATCCAGGGCAATTACGTTACCGTCAGGTAGTTATCAGCATGGGTCGCCAAAATGGTAAGTCCTTACTTGGTGCGATTCTTGGTGTTTATGGTTTATTACTACATCAGCAAGGTGCACAGGTTATTTCAATTGCTAGTAGCACTGAGCAGGCAAGAATTATTTATTCCCGTGTCCTCTTTACAATTTTGAACAATGACTATTTGAGGAAACGTTTCAAAAAGGCTACTGAGCAACGTGGAATAGTCACGCTTGATGGTTCTGGCAGGTATGACGTTAGAGCTGCTAAAGAATCAGCATTGCAAGGTATCCCGATGTCGCTTTGTCTATTTGACGAGTTGCATATTGCCAAGCGTGGAATGTGGTCAGCTGCAGTATTAGGAACTTCACAACGTAAAGATGGCATGGTTATCGGTATTACTACTGCTGGCGATGAAAACTCTGAAACATTATTGGATCTATACAAGTTAGGTATTCAGGCAAGTCAGGGCGATAAAGATTTAGAACGTTTCGGGTTTTTCTGCTGGGAAGCACCAGATGGTGCAAAGGTTGATGACCCTGCTGGTTTGAAAAAGGCTAATCCGTCTATAGATGCTGGCAGGTTAGATTTGAATACTGTCTTATCGGACATTCGCTCTATCCCTGAGCATGAGGCGAGACGTTATCGCTTGAATAGGTTTATTCAGGGAACTGCTAACAGTTGGATACCAGGTGAAGTGTTCACTAAGGCATCTGGTGATGGTATTACTGAGCAAAAAGATTTGATTATCGCTGTTGATAGAACTAAGAACTGGGAGTATGCCAGTATCGCAGCTGCTAGAAAACTTGATGATGGAACATTCCAGACTGAGTTAGTATCTGGCTTTGCTGAGGCTACTGAGCAAAAAGTTTACGCTGAAATCAAACGTCTATTAGCCAGGGGAACTATCAAAGCTGTTGCACTTGATGAACGTCAAATGCCTAACTTGGCTAAACGTCTAAAAGGCGAGGGAGTATCTGTCTGGTCGCTATGGACTAAAGAAATGTCTAGTGCCTGCTCTACCGTTTATGCCATGTTCACATCTGGGCTAGTGAAACACCGTGCTGATCCATTGCTTATGGTTCAATCGCCTAAAGGCATAGCGAAATACACTGGCGAAACTTGGCTTATCTCTAGACGTGATTCTTTAGGCGACATAGATGCACTTATGGCAACTGTTATGGCTTTATATGTTTCTGCGACACACCAAGATTTTGGTATTCAAGTATTTTGACCTCAGGGGTATATGTGTTATACGTTTCTAGTAGATGGCAACCTTATGGCAACGTCTTACAGGTAGAGGTATAGAGCAACGGTCTATAACTCCAACTTGGCCTACCCGTGCTGACTACGCTGTCTCTGGCAATTCTGCTTTAACTCTCACAGCTGTTTACAGGTCTATCCAAATTATTGCCACGCCTGTATCTAAGATGCCTATGAAGTCTTTTAGGTATGCCACAGGTATTGAGGTCGGAATTGAAAACCCAATTCTCGTAAATAAGCCAGACTTATCTCAGACCAAGCGTGACTTCCTATTTCAAACTGTGGTCTCCCTGGCACTTGATGGCAATGCGTTCTGGTTGAAGTCTTATGACAGTAAAGGTCAAGTTTCTAATCTAACTATGCTTGCACCTAACAGCGTGACGATTAGGCGTGACGAAAATAACCAAGTTTGGTATGACTATCAGATAAACAGTGGCACTGGTATTCGGTCAACTCAAACTGATATCCAGCATCTAAAACTATTTAGCCAAGCAGGGTATCTGCGTGGTTTAGGTCCTATAGATGCCTGTGCTAAAGACATTGCAGCTGCATTAGATCTAAGAGCATTCGCAGCTAACTGGTTCGGTCAAGCAGGCATCCCAACAGGAATACTTAAGACGGACAAACCGATTGGCCCCGAAGATGCAGAACTCATTACTGAGAGATGGCACACCAAGCAGTCTGAACGTAAGGTAGCGGTTTTAGGTCAAGGCTTTGAATGGCAGACAGTTCAACTGAACCCTAGGGATGCCATGTTCACTGACGTGCAGATTCAACAGGTTCAGGCTATTGCCAGACTTTTTGGTATTCCAGCGAGACTCCTGCTTACTGGTGTTGATGGCACTAGCGACACTTACAGCAACTTGGCTGATGAACAGCAAACTTTCTACCGTCATACCTTGATGGCTTACACCGATGCGATTTCAGATGCTTTATCTGAATGTCTGCCAAGGGGAACTAGAACCGAGTTTAACTTTGAGGGCTTATTCAAAGCTGACATGGGTGCCAGGTTCACTATGTGGGAGACAGCGATTCGGGCTGGCTTTATGACTGTGGATGAAGTAAGAGCAAAGGAAGGACTATAAATGTCCGATATGGAAATTAGAAGTTTTGAGGTCAGATTAGACCCTGAGACTAGAGAGGTATCTGGTATTGCTGTGCCTTATGGTCAGGTTGCTGACATTGGGCCATACAAAGAGCAGTTTGTGCCAGGTGCTATTAGATCTGTTGAGGATGTCAAACTTTTTTGGCAACACTCTGAGCCTATTGGCAAGGTCATTGAGGGTAGAGACACTGAGGCTGGTTTTGAGATTAGAGCCAAGATTTCAGATACTCCTCGTGGCAATGAGGCTTATACGTTATTGAAAGACAATGTCATTAACAAGTTCAGCGTGGGCTTTGTTCCAGTTGAGCAGACTCGCGATGGCGATTTAGTTACTAGAACCAATGTTGATCTAAAAGAGGTCAGCCTAGTTAACTTCCCAGCTTTCTCAGGTGCTTCAGTTTCTGAAGTGCGTGAAGAAAACCCTGTTACCGATGTGGTAGCAGATTCAACCCCTACAGTAAAGGAACCATCTATGTCAGAGAACATGGAACTGGATGTCCGTGCTGTTCAAGATGAAGTGGCAGAGATTCGCCGCGAACTTGAATTGGTAAAGACTCCAACTATCAGCGTTCCAACCTTTGAGACCAAGTTCCGTTCTCAGGGTGAATACGCTAAGGCTCTAGTATCAGGCGACAGCGATGCTGTTGAACTGTTTAGAGCTGCTACATCTGCTGATGCTGCACTACGCCCAGCGTTCGTTGGCTTTGTCAATGGACTAATCAACTCTGGTCGTCCAACACTATCAGCGTTCAACATCTCAGCTTTGCCAAGCACTGGTCTAACCATTGAATACGCAAAGGTCAACACCAACACTATTGCTGTTGGTAAGCAGACTACTGAGAACACTGCACTCACTGAGGGTGCTGTTGCTTTGTCAACTGTTTCGGTCAACGTGAACACCTACGGTGGTTTCACTAAGATTTCAAAGCAGGCGATTGAGCGTTCAACCGTCAACTACCTAGATGTTGCTTTCCAGGCAATGTCATTGGCTTACGCAAAAAAGATGAACACTGAGTTCATTGCAGCTATTACTGCTCTATCTTTCACTGGTAAGACCTATGATCTAACTGCTCTAACTGCAGCTGCTGTTATGGGTGGAATCGCTGATGGTGCAGCTTACATCTACAACGCCACAGGTCTTGCACCTGAGTTCATTGTGGCTGGAACCACTGCATACAAGCGTCTAGTTTCAATTGTGGACACCGCGGGTCGCCCAGTAGTCCAGCAGGTTGGAACTGGTGACAACATCATCGGTTTGGCTAACGTGCCAGGTCTAAAGGGTTCAATCCTTGGTTTGCCTATTGTGGTTGACCCAGCGTTGACTGCTAACCTAGCGTTCTTGGCTAACTCACAGGCTTTGACTACTTACGAATCTGCTGGAACCCCAGCACGTTTGTCTGTATCAGACCCAACCACTTTGACTGACACTTACTCTGTTTATGGTTATGCAGCTTTCGCTGTTCCATTTGAGGGTGCTATCGTCAAGTTGAACACTGGAGCCTAATAACTCATGGCTGTAACGGTGGAACAATTTAGAAACTACATTGGAACCTCTGAGGTCTCAGACTTTGTGGACACTTGCCTAGCATCTGCTATTCAAATGGTCACTAAGTTCATCGGATCTGCTAGAGTGCCACAGAATGTCATTGACAGTGCTGTGTTGTCCTGTGGTTCTGAATTGTTCCATCGTAGGTCAGCACCTAATGGTGTGGCTCAGTTTGCTGACATGGGTTCTGTAGTGCGTATCGCTAAAGACCCTATGAACGCAGCTAGAGAAATGCTGTTGCCCTTTACAGGTCCTGGACTATGACGAATGAGATTACTGCCAGCAAGGCAGAACTGAAACTAGATTTGCAGAACGCAAGTCTAAATGTTTTAGATTATGTCCCAGAACGTATAGTTCCACCTGTAATTGTGATGACAGCAGATTCAAACTACATCACACCTGAAACTGTTGGTAACACTTATTCGCTTGGATTGAAGTTGACTTTGGTGGCTGAAAATGCTGTCAATTCACAGGCAACTGAGAAACTTGACGAGTTGATTTGTAACACATTGAACGCTTTAGCAGATTTGCATTATCTTGCTGTCTCTGGTGTCAATGCACCTTACCGATTGGCTGTCAACAATGCCGAGTATTTTGCAACCGATGTCAACCTCAATCTAACAATTACAATCTAAGGAAATCATGGCAACATCAACACGTATCAAAGCCACAAACATCCTGTTCAAGATTGGAACCACTGACTACAGCTGTGACGCTAACATGGTGGAACTAACTCTGAACGATGCACCTGGCGATGTTCAAACATTCTGCGAAGTCAGATCTGGTGGTGAATGGAAACTGCAGCTTGACGGTGTAACCTCAGGCGACACAGCATCCCTTTACCGTTTGCTTTGGGCTAACTTTGGAACCGAGGTGGCTTTCACCATCGCTCCACAGGGCAACAGCACTGCGACCTCATCTGCACCTCACTACACTGGAACAGTAGTCTTTGACCAGTTACCACCTCTATCTTTGAACTCTGGCGACATCGCTAAGTTCTCGGTAACGCTAACTGTAAAGAACGCTGTCCACACTCCAAGTGCAACCCCACCTGTCTATTACGGTGTCACTGTAAAGACCAGCTAAGGTTTACCATGCAGACAGGGATAGAGATTCCTCAACTGCCAGTTGTTAAACGTGCTTTAAAGGAACTTGGTGCTGATAAGTCAGCGTTACAAAAACCAGGTGTTGAAGCCGCTAACATTCTGATTGCAGCTGCAAGGCCTCTAGTCCCTGTTCGCACTGGTAAGTTACAAGGTGCTTTAAAGGCTGGCAAGGTTGAACTTGGTGGCCGTGTAATCGCATCTAAAACCATAGTGCCTTATGCTAACCCGATTCACTGGGGCTGGCTAGTGGTATCTCATAGGCATAAAGGTGTCAGGAAACCTGGCACTTATATTGGTATTCCACCAAATCCCTTTTTGGCTGAGGCGTTGGGATACACTAGACAAGAAATATATAACAACTATGTCAGGCTTATGACTGACTATGTAGAAAAGAAATTGGAGACCAAATGACCACCCCATTTGATTTTGAATCACTGACCTTGGATGAGGTTGAGACCATTGAGTTAATTGCTGGCACCAGCATTGACGTGATTATGGATGCAGGACAGCCAAAAGGTAAATCTTTAAAGGCTATTGTGTTTGTAATCAATAAAAGAACTAATCCTGATTTCACTTTGGAGCAGGCTGGTTCTACCAAGATGGTTGATATCAATAACATGATGGCAGTTGATGATCTAAAAAAAGAGTAGCCGATAAGTCGGCAGAAAGAATGGCCATCATGGTAGTTCACGCTGGTTTGACGCCAGATGAATATCGCAGACTTAGTTTGCGTGAATATCAAGCCATTTTTAAAGAATTAGAAAATAAGGTTCAACATGGCAACTAACTTAGTTTTCAACTTTATAGGTAACAATAAGTTATCTAAGACCACGTCTGCCATGAGCCGAGACATTAAGAAAATGGGGGATGTTTCTGAAAAGGTTGGCAAAAAACTAAATCAAGCCTTGGGCATGGTTGGACTTGGTTTGGGTATCCATCAGCTTACTGGACTTTTAAAGGATTCTGCCAAAGCTGCGATTGAGGATAACAAAAGCCAAGCATTGTTAGCTCAGTCTCTCAAAAACTCTATTGGTGCTACCAAGGATGCTGTTAGTGCAGCTGAACAGTGGATAAAGAAAACTCAACTGGCTGTAAGCGTTGCTGATGATGAATTAAGACCTGCTTTGGCTACTGCTGTTGGTGTTACAGGTAATTTGGCTGATGGCCAGAAACTTTTAAGCGTGGCACTTGATGTCAGTGCTGGCAAGCAGTTGGATTTAAAATCTGTCACTAATGCGTTGGCTAAGGCTCAAGGCGGTAACTATAAATCACTGCAAAAACTGTTACCTGGCATGAAACTTGGTGCTGATTTTATGTCTCGCCTAGAGCAACGCTATAAGGGTATGGCGAAGATTTCAGCATCACAGGATCCATTCAAGCGTATGGACATTGTTATGGGTGAACTAAAGGAAACTATCGGTAACGCAATTTTGCCTTATCTGCAAAAGTTTGCTGATTATCTTGCAAGTCCTACAGGTCAAAATGCTCTTAAACGTATGGTGGATGGATTTGTTCAAATAGCCAAGTTCGCTGGCCAATTATTGAACTTTTTGGTGCAGAACATTGACATTATTCTTAGAATGTTGAAACTACTTATTGAAATACGTGTAGCCATGTGGCTAAATGTTGCAGCTATGAAACTTTTCAACTGGTGGACTAACAGAGCTAAATTGAGCATGGTGCAATTGGGTGCAGCTGTAAAAAGAACTGGTATCGGTTTATTAGTTGTTGGTGTTGCTGAATTGGCTGTCGGTTTTCAGGATGCTCAGGAAAAAGGCCAATCATTTGTTGATTGGGCTAAATCTAATTTGACGGCATCGGGAACTGGGATCGTTGATTTTGCTAGATGGCTTTTTGGTCAAGAAACTTTGTCTGACAGATTGAAACGTATTAGTGATGCTGACCAGAACCGTTGGATTGCTATGGGTAAACACTTTGGAACCAGTATCGCTAATGGTGTAAACGCTGGAATGAATAAATCTAAGTTTGTCCTAAATAAAACTGGAGATGCTTTCAGGAAAACTATTGGGCTTGCTTTAGGTGTTTCTGGACAAGACGAGTTCAGTGTTTTTAACATGGATAAGGTTATGGCTAAGGCCAAACGCATGGTTGATGCAGCTAAAGGCTTTGCGACTAACATCAAAAAACTGGTTAAGGCTGGTGCTGGTGTTGACGTGATAAATGAGCTTATTGCTATGGGACCAGCACAGGGCAACATTGTTGCTAAAGGTTTACTTGGATCAGGTCAACTAAGTGAATATCTTGGTTTGAGGCAGAGCCTTTATCAGACTGGTGTTGCTGTCGAAAACGTTCCTGCACCTGCAAGTTATACGTTCAACATTAAGTCGGATATGTCGGCTCAGGACATTGTGACTTTGATTCAGCAATACGAGAAAAAGACTAAAAAGAAATATTTTGTGAACTAAATGGCTAATGACGTTTGGGATATCAAAAAGGATTTGCGTATTCAATACGCGAAAGTGGTTTCTGGTGTAACTACTTGGTATGACATTGTTGCTGATACTTATGATGTGAGCATTGACCGAGGTATTTTGGTTGAGCAACAGGTTTTTGCTAGACCGGACATTGGCACTGCGAGGGTTAGTTTAGAGAAATCATCTTTAGCAGATTTTACTGTGGCACCTGACTATAAAAGCAATATGCCTTTTAGGATTCAATACAGGCCAGCACCAGATACAGCGTCAAGTATTTGGAATAATCTTTTCTGGGGTTTGATTCAAAACGTGTCTATGTTTTATGACGTGGATGCCAAAAAACTAAAAATTACTATTACGGCCAATGATCTAATCAAGGTGCTGTTAAATATGCAGTTGGCTAGTTTTAGCATTAGCACAGGTAGCCTTGGTTTCAGAGGTGCAATGAATGCTTTAGCCACCGCTTGTAACTCGGTTGATTCTAGAGCTTACTTTTCTCAGGCTGGAACACCTGGATTGGGTGGTGCAACTATTCAATGGGCTAACTCATGGGTGGATACACCTGCCAGCGAGATTTTGAACCAATTTTTAGATGCGGAATTAGGTTGGCTATGGTGTGAAATGGGTAGCAGTAATTTGTATTTGACCCGTTTGGATATAGACAATTTACAAGCTACTGCATGGTCTACTTCCAGAGGCACAGTCAGCAATATCCACAGTTCATCAACTCTGCATTACTGTATGGACTACGTGGAATTAAATTACGATAGTGACCAATTAGTCAATGATGTCAAAGTCACTGAAACTGTAAGCACTCCAGCAAGCGATAAAAAAGCCACTAACAGCACTTCAACTAGCACTTATGGTGTTCAAACCCAAGAGTTCAGTATCACTATGAACCCTGGTGCAAGTCCTTATGTTGCTATGTCTGATTGGGCTAGTGCTGTAGTTAATGCAGCTGACCCAAAGCAAATAAGATCCGTGTCCTGTCCTGCGTTAAGGCGTGATGGTAAAACTTCCAACGTGGTGACCCATGACATTGCTTACCCATTGCAAGTAGAGTTCACCGATGGCACTAACACCATCCAACAGACCCAACTCATTACAAGAATTAAGCATCAAATATCTGCTGACCATTGGGAAGTTACCCTAGACTTGTGGCGTGGTATCTGATGAATGAGATTTGGGCTTATCTTATTGCTGGAGTTCTGGGTGGCTCTAGTATCTCTGCCCTGTTCCGGTTTTTGACAACTAGACGTTTTCAGTCCATCTCGCTTGAGGAGAAACTTCGCTCTGAAATGATGAAAATGAACAGTGACTTGAAAATGGAGATTAGGGGTTTAAAGACAGAACTTGACCATTGGAAAGACAAATATCACACTTTAGAACGAGAATACACTAGCCTTAAGTCTAAGTTTGAGAAACTAATAAAGGAAAATAAAAATGGCTAAAAAAGATGATGAAGTAAAAGTCACGACCTGGATTCCACCTCAGCATGATCATGGCACACCTGAGCCAGCTGTAGAGGTAGTCACCGAGGAATCTGCAAGTGAGTGAGACCCTGACCATTACTGACGGTTCTATGGATCTAAATGTTTTGGCTGGTAGCACGTTCCCTAGTGTTGCTGGACCTGTAACGTTTTATCCAACCGATGACACTGGCGTAGCGTTTAGCCTAACTGGTTATACTGCACGTTTACAGGTTAGAGAGAATCCAGGCACTACAGCGATTATTGACATCAACCCAACGGTGGATACGTCTGCTAATAGTGTTAGTTTCACTTTGACTGCAGCTCAAACAGCGTTGCTTACTAAGACTGATTATGTTTGGGCTATTGAACTGACTAAGACTGCCACTTCCGAGGTATTGACTTTGGTGCGTGGTCAAGTGAATGTGACCCCTGAAATAGTTAAATGATTGTAAATGTTGTCATTCCATCATCTGCACCTGTAAAGGTTGTAGTTCCAAGTTCTCTGTATGCCAGAGTGTATTTTGCACGTGGAGAGCAAGGTCCCATTGGTTTGACAGGTCCACAAGGTCCTCAGGGTTCTCAAGGTCCAACAGGTTTACAAGGTCCGGTGGGTGCTACAGGTGCTACGGGTGCTACAGGGCCACAAGGTCCAACAGGTGCTACAGGTCCTCAAGGTCCACAAGGTATTCAAGGTCCTAAAGGTGATACAGGTGACGAGGGTGACAAATATCACACCACATCAACCACATCTCTGACTATCGCCTCAAGTGGAACCATAACGCTCTACACAGTAGATCTGCATTTGGATTACAGTGTCGCCCAGACAGTCATTATTGCTTATGACCTCGCTAACCATATGCATGGTGAAGTTGTCAGCTATAACCAGACCACAGGTGCATTAGTTGTATCGCTAAAAAATAAATCTGGTTCTGGCACTTATTCATCATGGCAAGTAAACCTAGATGGTGCTGTTGGTATTCAAGGCCCACAGGGCGACCCTGGTCCCACTGGTCCTCAAGGTCCTACTGGTCCTACTGGTGCGACTGGTGCTACTGGTCCTCAAGGGCCTACTGGTGCTACTGGTCCAACTGGTTTGACTGGTGCTACTGGGGCAACTGGTCCACAGGGACCACAGGGTATTCAAGGACCTACTGGAGCCACTGGAGCCACAGGACCAACTGGAGCTACAGGTGCAACTGGAGCCACAGGTCCATCTGGTGTCATCGCTGTAACTAGCCCAATAACAAACTCAGGTTCCAGCACCTCAGCATCATTAGCCTTAGATCAGACTTTACTTACTCCAGGCAACGTTTATATAAGCAGGACAGGTTATGCACTGGACTTTAGTGGTTCAACTGCAGCTCAAAGTATTCTTGGTTCAACTACTAGAGGGTTCAGTTTAGATGCAGGTTATACTTACGAGTTTGAATTGTATTTCTGGACAAGACTTACTTATGCTGACAGCACCACAGCGAACCAGCAATTTGGCATAAGTTACACTACTATTAGTGGTTCACCGACTGCATCTCAAAATTATTTCTTGACTACAGGTTCCACAACTACTTCATCAACTACTGGTGTAACTCCAACAATTGCACGTCTTACAGCCACTACTACGACAACTATTGCAGCTGCAGTTTCTACTGGTTCAAGATGGAGCAATAACGTTATTAGAGGCATAGTGACGGTTACTGGTTCTGGAACAACCAAATGGATGCCCTATATGCAAACCTCTGCTGTTACTTCCAACACTTTCAGCGTAGATAGTCTTTATTGCAGAATTACAAAGATGGGAACTGAAACTTCAGGCGTTATCAAACTCGGAACTTGGACAAGCTAATGACTACACTCATTCATCCTGTAGATCCGAAATACATCAATGATTTATTTGGCACTCATTCTGAGCAACGTAAA